TCAATAATTGGTCTGGAAAATCAGGGTTCGCGTAATTAACTGTTATTGATCTTAGATTTTTAGCGTATCCCGTTGATGAGCTAAATCCTGAGAAATTCGTTGCGGCTTGACTCGTGTTAGGATCTAATGAATTGAATGGGTTTTGAAAGGTCATCATCCTACCTGTTACAAACTCTTCGGCAGAAGCGGGATCACACAGTATCGTGATTGTATTGTCATAATGGTACAAGCCTGAGTTTGCGCTTATGTCAGAAGCAACATAAGTCCTCACTTGATTCCAACCACCTGTATAGTTGAAATAATTGGCTTTCATATTGAATAGATTCAATCTTTCTGAGAGTGTCAAATCCATAGAGGCGACAGGTCGATTACTTTGATCTCCAACAGGCATCCATATAGTCGCTGGAGTTCTCTGTCCTACAATACCTTGGTTGTTTCCCGCAATTATTCTTTGTAGGTTTTGTTGTTGTGCCGCCATAGGGTTTTCAACTGTCTGTATTCTACAAGCATTTCCCTGATCTTCAGCACTGAAAAATGTTGTTGAATAATATTTGAACCATGGATCATCTTGACAATATTGTTCATCAAACATATTTCCATATGAAACAGGATTTGGTGAATCAACCAAGAGAGTAAGAGAGGTTGTTTTTAATGATTCTTGAATAAATGCCGTAGTACTCGCATTTTCCTCAGGACTTTCTTCAGTACAACTACATAACTCACAGTCAGGATATATTATCGTAGGTAATGAAATGTTCTTGAATGGATTACCCAACGAGTTGAATATATCTCTGAAAGATGGCGGTTTTGGACAGTTTATATTAACAAATGGTATTGCATCAACTATTTTACAGAGAATATAAACAAACGTCGCTATAGTACCGTATACAAAAGTGATTAATATCTTTAGGATCGGCCATAGGAATGCCAAAATATGAACCACCACCATTAATGGTACTAATAAGAGGGTTATAAAAGAAAAGAAAAAATTAAAAATGATAAAAATCAAATCGAAGTTTTTCACTCCATCGTTAGTTGGAAATCTATTATTGGTCGAATCACAAGTTGAATCTAATATTTCTTTGATACCAAGAAACCTTCCTCGGTTGGCGCCATTATGATAACCATCTATGAATTGTGATACAGTATAAACTTTATTATACCCGAATTGATAAAATGTGTCCTCGCAATTTATTGCGGTTTGTGGACTAGCATAGTCATTCCAATCTAATGAGAATGAGTATGATTTCTGAAACTGTTGCCATTGTGTTACCGCACTATAATTTGGTGTATAAATCGGGCTCTTTGGATCTGAAAAATCCGCAGGATCGATAGCCGAACTTGTCCATCCATATTCTCTGATATTAGGTACTAAATAATAAGCCCTCTTCACCTGTTTACCTAGATCATCTTCTTGTTCCCACTTGATTTTGAATCTATATTTTCCTTTCGTTGGTATACCTACATTGGGATCTAATGATATTGTTTTTTCTCCGAACTCATTCGTTACAATATAATCCAAATTCATAGGTACATCTACAAGGAATGTTCCGTCCCCATCAATTACCTTAGCCCCGCCATCAAACTCATAAACTTCCAAACCTGGTCGTCCGTTAGAATCCTGGCCAACAGTCTGACGAATACATAATATTTCACCAGGACCAGATACCAAATCACATAGATTACCTGCCTCAGTCGAAGGTCTACAATTTTTTCTCAGAACTCTTCTGTCACTCGCAGAAATTACTGAACCCATGAAAACAGCTGTTGGTTGGATATCGATATTTGCTTGTTCTCTTAAATCAAAATCTACTCTATTAATGGCTATTTGACAAACTTCAGGTTGTCCCCAAAGTGGTGAAACGTCTATGTTGGCTTGTAGTGATATAATCTGTGGAAGGGACGCTAAGTTTGGTGAAGAAGCAAATTGATTCCCGTTGAGTTGGGTTTCATTTGCAATTCCCATTCTTATAAGGTCCTGTGGTGTGAGACTGAATTCTCCTATGTCCGATAAATCACAGTCCATGAAAACTGTTTGATTCCCTAATGGTACACCCATAATCATATAATCCCCACTCTCGTTTGTTCTGACAGTATACTTGTAATACTTGTCATAAATTTGCATTACTGTTGGATTGGTAAGGACATCGGTTCTCGAAGGAAAAGTTCCCGTAGGAATGTGTGTTGAATATGATTTTTCATATGGAAGTAGGTTGTATCTATAACCATCTTCGTTCTTTTCGTTTGTGGATTTGTATGGGTATATTGATGAGATGACATCATTATTTCTATCTTCTTCTTGGATTGGGACGAATACAGATACTTTCACGTTCGGAACACCATATCCTCCGTTTGCAACCACACGTCCAACAACAACTCCATAATCAGCACAATTTCTTGTATAGATGTCCTCACTTTGTATCTTCATCGAGAGGATCTCTAAAAAATCGAACTCTTGATCAATCTGAACATTTAACGTTTGATCTTCTCCGATTTGAGTTTTAATTCTATAAGAATTGGCCATTCAGTGACTTTTTTGATAAATAGTTTAACCCCCATTTTCTAAGGAAATGGCGTACATTGTAATGATAATCTACTTGAACCGATAATAAACTTAAGAGAACTGGACGTTTTGGAAGTTCTTCACTTTCACTCTGATATCTTTGTTTGGATATCTTATTTGATACACCTGATTTGGTTGTGCAAATATGGTATCATCTACAGGTCTTATCTGTCTTGTAACATCGTTTGAATATGCCATTGAAGTTTGGAACCCTGAATATTGTCCTCCTACCTCATTGAATACATCGATGGCTGTTACGGTTATAACACCGTTCTCATCTTGAATCAAACTGTTCAATTGTGAGATGTATATGTTTTGACCTAAGTTTCTGATCTGCGGATCTAAGAAAGTAGAAACCTTATTAATGATATTAGTAATAACTTGTCCTTGGTTTTGTGTGGCATCTAAGACAACCGAAATATCTAAACTTAAATCGATAACTTCCGCAGTTTCAATAGAAATGTAGTCGTTCATCATTCTATAGTTTGATAGATAGTTTGCCAAGTTTTGTTTCAAGGTGTTCGAAACAATAGAAGTCAATTTACCTGTAGTGTCGTATGATAATATCTGAACGTTGATTTTGTTGTTGTTCTCCGTGATTGCAACTTTTGCAGGTGCTCCGAATTGAGAAGGCATCTTTCTTATCAAAGCTTCATAATCATTAACAGTTACCGCTCTGTTCTGTGAGGAAAAGTTGAATGCTACGTAGTTTCTTGTTTCTTCTACTGAAGGTTGTCCCGCTCCACCGATTGCAGCTGTAACGTTATTACATCTAAGTGAACTTGTTACTTGTTGGTTAATATTATCTGAAGGTCCGTTCACAAAGAAACTTACGGTTCCAACCTGATTGATAACGTTTGTACCTAAGTTTGTAGATAAACCACCACCTGTTCTATATTGAACAAACAATGTTGTGTTCGCTCTCAAAGCAGAACCTAAAGACATATTGTTTTGATACAGTTGTAGATTCAATGGAACTCCTAAAGTTGTGAATTGATTCAAAGCGTCTTGTGATGTATTTGTACCACCACCAAAAGTCATCTTGAGGAATCCTTCAGGTGTATATTCTGTAATGAATCTGTCATTTGTTTGGATGTACTTACCAACTTTGATTCCAGGCTGATCAGACACTTTGGTAGGATCTTCAACAAAAATTCTGTCTTCAGCCAAAGCATCCACTTCGTACCACCTATTGTCTACCCCTAAAAACTCATTAACTGTTGGTACTGTTGTATAACTTGTACCATCTTTCAGAAGTACACTTGTAACTCCAAGAACATTTTTTTCAGGTAGGAATAACTCCAAGAATGGTCTTACATCTGCTGGTCCAATAACTCTTTTGAATACTTTGGTGATACCGTTAACAACGACCTCTCTTTTAGTAATTGTATAGTTAACAATTCTATTACTTGAGTCGAAATTTGGAATCTTAAGTCTGTTTGGAAATCCTTGTGAATTATATGGTGAAGCAAAATCAATATCTTCAACATTCTCAAAAACTTGTCCTGCGCCTACAACTTGAGATCCTCTTCTGAGTTGTCCCAAATATCTTTCATCTTCTTTGTCTCCAAATGCTGGAACTGTGATAGAAAAATCTACAAGAGCAACAGATGGTCTTTGTCCCGGTATTTTCAGACCATAAGTTCTGGCGATATTATAAATTGAAGACCTCTGTTGTGCATATTGTAATACGGTCTCTTGTATACTTCTATCAATGTGATAGTGTAAGTTGTCGGCTACGGCTGCGTTCAAATCTAAGAATACTGAAAATACAGAAGCATCATTGAAGTTCTGTATAAGTTCAGGGTAATAAGTTCGAACATATTGTATGAGTTCTTCCCTTATACCTTCAAAGTCTCTGGTTGTATATGAAATTTTACGATTAGCCATTTATGTTAAATATTGATGATTACAAAATCACTGGTCGCAAATGTCGAATCTTGGATTGAGTACTCTATTTTTATTTTCGCAGTATATTCTGCAGTTCCTTTACCAGGGTATCTGTAAATTTGAGATGTCTGAGAGTTTACCTCCAATTGATCGGGTGACTCCTCTTTCGGATCTAATGGTTCGATCGTAATTCTATTAAGTAACAGGTTTGGAATATATTTCTCAACATTCGCCCTTATGTCTGATTCAATAGCATCAAAAGTCAAACCATCCATAGGTTCGAAAATGTATTCATACAACCTCGTTCCAAAGTCAGGTAGAAAATATCTTGCCCCTTTTCTCGTCAATAGAAGATTAATAAGATCCGCTCTTATTTCTTGATTTGCAGTATTAGTCAAATCTAAGTAGTCACCTCTAACTGAATCACGAAAAGGAAAATTTATACCATATGTAGTACCGTCTCCCATATAGTGATAAATATACTTGGATTATTTTTCAATTAAAGTAATAGTACCCCTTACGTGTTTAGGTTCATAGGGACAATGTCTACATCCTGATCCACAACAAAATCCTCTCCTTGCATGCCACTCTTCCGTAAAAACTTTCTTATCACCTTCCATATAAAAGTCAGAAGGGAGAAGTTGTTTCTTCTCCCCCTGACTGGTGTTCTTTATTTCTTTGGACATTATGCCATTACTATTTCACAAGCACCTCCCGCACAAGCAACTTCGCCTGATAGGTCTGTGTTATCGTCAGCCTCAACAATCTTTGAGAGGTCAACGTCTTTGAGAGTTTCCATCAACTCTTCATATTTTTCTTTAGTACAATCTTCGAATGGAGCTTGAATGTATGTTCCACCATCGTAAGGTAAAACAGAAAGACCATTATAGTGTTCTCTGTTTTCCCACATCCACTCACCTACCGCTGGCCACTCGTGTTCTCTGATTGAGATTGTTGCTGATACGTTGTGAGTATTGCTTCCTGTTCTGTGTCCACCTTTAACCCATTCAAGATGTACCTTCTTAACTCTTTCCAATAATTGAATTGGTGATTCGTTTCTTAGGATTGATCCTTCAGGTGCTTTTTGAGGGATTCCGATTACCGCAGTGTCGTGTGGTCTGAAATATTCATCCTCAATTAATTCAGGATGGTTATTCTTTAGGTGAGTATAAATTGCTTCATTCTTACCTACTCTCACTCTTCTGATGTAGTAGTCGTTGTGCCATGCGTGGATTCCTGATGATGTACCCAATGTAAGTGAAGTTGTACCTGCTGGTTTTACAGTTGTACATCTTGCCGCTTTATTGATACCAAGAATAGTTGCAACTCTTTCGTTCTCTTCTTTAACAACTTTAGCCGCCGCTTTCATATTCAAACCAAGAACCGCACCTGATCCGATACCTGTCATTGAGATACCAACAAGAGCATCTTTCTCTGTTGTTCTTTGCCAAATTGGTCTTAAATAGTGGAAGTCTGTGTAGCCCGCCTGAAGTGTTCCGATGAACGCTGCAGCCTTTACTCTTGCTTCGTAATCTTCTTGAGATACCACATTAGATACGTTTACTTCTGTAAGGTTACAGAATTGGAAAGGACGAAGTGCGATCTCACAACAAGGATTGGTTCCCCAATCTTTATCATTACTCAAATAGATACCAGGTTCACCAGCACCACTTGCTTCGATTCTTTTCCACAGATCCATAAAGTAATCTTTATCGATCTTGTGTCTCATCAGAGTTACAGAGTTGTTAGCTCTTCCTCTTTGTGGATTTGTTTCCCACCAAGCGCCACTCTTACAACCAATCATCTCATCATCAGATGCTGAGAATAAAGAGATAAGAGCTGCTCTTCTAATACCACCTGCAAGAACTGCGTCTGCAATATGACAAACCATATCATGAACTTCGATTGGTCTGAGTTTTTCACCATCTTGTTTTGATTCCAAGATTCCCTCAAGTTTGATAAGACATTCTTTCAAAGGTTGAGGACCGGGAGCTTTACCACCTGATGTTACAAGACGTGCTCCTTTTGGTCTGATATCTGAAAAATCAAATTCAATTTTTGAACCACCGAAGAAGTAAGATTTGATAAGAACCTTAACGGCATCTGCCCATCCTTCAATAGAGTCAGCAACCAACCATCTTCTTCCTCTTTCTTGATTAGGTTTTCTAATCTCAGGTAGTTGTTCTACGTGATGTTTTTGTACTGAGTAGCCAACACCTGTTCCACCTAATAAAAGGAACATGATTTCTGAGAATACTCTCCAGTCATCCACAGGTGCAAATGCACAGTTGTAGATTCTGTTTGGAGATATTTCAATCGGTTTTCCTGCGAATTGCATTGATCTCATTGATGGGAGAACTTGTTTCTTGTAAACATACATGTAGTTCTCACGGATTTCTTTTTCTAATTGGGGATACTTTTTGATGTGCATCTCCATGTTTCTTGTTACGAGCTCTTGCCAAGTCTCTCTTCTCTTCAACTCAGGGATATACTTAGCGTATTTCATATACACTGTAATTTCCGAGAGTATTCGGTTTGAAATGTCCATGTTTTTGTGAATTTTAATAAATACTAATTTATGAAAAAATCGGGGATTTTAAATGATAAATATAGGTTCATCATATAACAGTCCCAATTTTGAATAAAAAAATCGTTGTTTTTTTAAAGTTTTTTTTACGACAAGGAGATATTTAATTTCCTTGTTTTTGTTGTTCTCTTTGTTTCCTCTTTTCAAGAAGTTCCTTGACACGATCAGATTTCTTCTGTTCTTGTTGTTCTTCGAATCCTAAGAACGTAACAGATGCCTCTGTATCGATTTCAAGAAGTTCGTTGTTGAATTTACAGTTCTCAAAGACAACCCCGTCTTTACCAATACGTGACTTGGTAATCGCAATTGTAGCCAGATTTAGTTCTTTTTGTTGGAGAGTTTTTGCTACAGAAATGATTACGTGTCCTACTTGTGCTTTCTTGATAGATCCACCCATTTGGTCAGTAGTTACAACCTCGGAAGAGATTGAACTTCTATTACCTTGAGTTGCGGTCCATCCAACCAAACCAAGTTCGTGACACATGGCTTCGAAGTGTCTCATGACTGATCCCTCACTTTTCCATTCATCACCTAAAGCCTTTTCTGGCATTACGCAATCAATGTAGTCCAACACCACCAAATCAATCTTTGTACCATCAGCAATCATTTTTCTGAGTTGGTTTTTGATTTGAAGCATTGTGAGTGAATCAGAAGGTAGTTTTTTCAGAACCAATTTGTTAGGCATTGAGTTCTGAATCTCATGAATCTTTTCGAATACTTTTTCTTTATGAAAGACTAAGTTATCGGGTTCGATACCAGTCCATATGGTAAAATGTTTTCTTTGAATAATTTTGGGATTGTCCTCGAAAAATATCTGAAGAACATTGAATCCCATGTTGAAGGCAGTGTTTGCTATCTTCGTGAGGATTGTGGTTTTACCCACACCAGTCGGTGCTAAGATTACTCCAATTTCACCTTTAGCCAATCCACCCTTAAGTAGATTATCGATACCTTTAATACCCATTGGTATTGGAGATCTGAAGTCTTCATCTAAAACTACGTCTAAGTTTTCGAATACGTCTCCTGTACCTAAATCTCTTTCTCCAACTTGAATTGCATCTCTTACTAACTCTTCTACTTTGTCATAAGATTCGAAGTCACCCTCATCGATAATCTTCTGCGCTTGTTTCATCGCTTTCTGTAACTCTTGTTGTTTACAGAACTTCAAAGCTTTCTCTTGAACAAACACACTACCGTCGAATGGAGCTTCCTTGACCTGTTTGATTGTGTCAAGAATTACTTTCAAAACTAACTCAGTAGAAATCTCTGACTTAGCAATCTGTTCCAAAGTTTCGAAGGTTGGGGTAGATTGATACTTAGTGAAATACTCTTTGATCATCGCAACAATCATCTTGAAATACTTGTTATCAAAGTACGTAGTCTCTAACACATCCATAATTGTGTGTGAAAAGTCTTTGTCTACGACGATCTGATTGATTAACTGAATCTGGAAGGTATTACCTAAATAATCGAAATTTTTTTGCATATATCTTGTTCTCTCACCCCTTAGATTTATAAATACTCCTTATGCCAACTCAATTCCGCAGTATTCGTGATTTAATTCTGTTTTTGAAAAAATGTCAGTCAATGACGAAAGGATCTCTTTCAAATATGGTCTTACGTCCACTGTATAACGAACTTTTGGTGGATATAATTTTGCGTCAAAAATTCTATGACAAATTGTCTCATCTCCAACTTTCACATAAAGGTGGAAATTCTCTGGTCCATCAGTGAATGATGTCTCCATAATTTTTGGATCGTGAATGATGGCCTCTTTGTTGTCCAACATGTAAACAACAGTTTTCATTTTCAAATAATCATGGAGAGTTTGTTTAACCTCATACATATATTCGTATAGGTCTGTTGCAACTCTTGCCTTTGGGTTGTACCCTCTGACATTGAAAAATCTCTGTACCACAATGTTGTCGTTGAGTGTTAGGAGGAACTCCATCTTTACTTGATCTTGGTCTCTCATGTTTTTTAGTTTTTAAATTTTCGTTTTTCTTTTCTTATTAACTTCATGAACGGTTTCAGGAAATTTACCCACGCTTCGTCGTTTTTTGGTAGGTATTTGAATAGTCCATCCTCCATCATGTATTTCATCAAATTTTTATATCCTCTATCAGTGGGATCTAATTCTTCGGTATGAATGGATTCAACAAGTTGTTTTCCCTCATCCGTGATCAGTGGATTTTTTAAGTCCACTATCAGTTTGTTTATTTGGTAGTATTGTTCTCCAAGTATACCACTTTTTGTCTTACCTGTCAAAATATTAGAGATTACTTTTATAGGTTTTTCTTGCGGGATATTTCGTGCATTATCAAGGATTTCTTCGATAGTGCAGGATTTTTCCGACAAATTTGGGAAATATTTCAACAAACTTTTTTCACCTAATGATTGTATACCTTCAATATTATCGGACTTGTCTCCCATCAGGATTTTACAAGTCAAAACATTTTCATGTGGTACTTCAATATCTTTGAATTTGATTTTAGTTCCAAACGTGTGAACTTGTTTTGTTATTGGAGAATAAATTGAAACTTGTGGACTTATGAGTTGTGTTAAGTCTTTGTCGGCTGAGAATATGGTAATAGTTTCTTGGGTCGCCACTTTACAGTAGTAGGCAATGAGATCATCTGCCTCATTATCTTTCATCTCGACTTGTCGAACGAACACCTCCTCCAAATACTGTTTAACTCTACTTTTTTGTGTTAAGTAAGATTCGTATTTGTATTCATTCATGTTTACCCTTCTGTTCGCCTTGTATTCAGGGTAAATTCTTTTTCTAGCTGAGGAGTTTGAGTCACCATCCCAAAAGACTACGACCTTATCGTACTCCTGCTCCTCCAAGAATCGTCTGAGGGTATTAATGAAGTGATACACCCCACCAATGTGATTACCGTCGTAAAAGAGTTCTTTGACCCCGTGGAATCCAATCTTGAATAGGTTGTCCCCATCCACCAACAATGTCTTTGTCACATATTCAATTTAAGGGTGAACAATCAATCTTCTTTTTCTTCTGTAAGTGTGAAATCACCTTCAGCTCCGATGATATCTTTCCAATAGTCAGCATATTCTTTCTTGTAGGTTTCAATAGATGCTTTTTCTTCCGTTGAATCTTTACCTGCTAAGAAACCGTGTGGTGTTACAATAATTTTACCATCGTCAAATCCAAGTCCGTTGATGTGATTTTTCATAACGGATACTTTACTTCTAACCGCAAACTTAACTGAACGTTTGTCTTTAGTTGCTGTAATTTTTGTTGTACCCGCACCTTTTTGGTTTCCGAATAGAAATACCAATGATGAGTTCAACCAAACTGATTCGCCACCTTTAGCTTTAATCTTCGGTTGTCCGAAAGGATTATCAGGTAGTTCAACCCAAGGTTGGTTGATAATGATGAGAGTATTTTCGTATTCTGTGTCTGCCTTTCTCGATCCTGAAATTCTTTGGTTGATACCCATACCAATCTTATCTGAAAGTACAGATGCATTGTGTTGTTTACCACCTTTACCTTCGTAAGTCATCTTACATGGTACTGATCCAACAGAATCCCATATGAAACACAAACTGTAGTTCAATTCACCTTTTTCTTGTGCATCCAAGAGCTCATTGATATAATCTGTGATTTGTTCGATATAACTGAAGTTGTTGTTGAACAAGAAAAACCCATCCCAATCCAATTCTCCCGTTTCCTTATCGACAACTTCCTCACATTGAAATCCCATCAGTTTTGCATGATCGAAACTCCACTTTTGTTCGGTGATGATGAATACAGGTAGGATCTCTTTTTTCTGTGCATCAACCGCTGCTTTAATCGCTGCAGTAGTTTTACCTGTATCTGAATGACCTAAGAACATATTGATATGTCCAACTGCGGGACCGGGAAGTCCAACTGCATCCAAAAAGTCTGCACCCAAATCCAAGAACCTTTGTGGTTTGTATTTTGCAGAAGTAGAATACTTCTTTTTTAAATTACTAAAATCGTTTTTCTTGATCGCCATATTATTGTATTAAAATATGTTCCCGACATTTCTGTCGGGAACATGATATAAATTAGAATGGTAAGTCACCATCAACATCAGCATCTGCTTGTGGATCTACATATGAGGTAGATTTTGTACCACCCAATGAAGTTGTTGCTTCTTCATCGTTTCCGTAAACGTATCCACCTTTTTCAGAATCCCAACGTGGAACTTCACCACGTGCAATTGCTTCAAGGTATTCAACAGGTTTTTTGGAATATACATCTTGCCAAGTCAAATCATCAGAAACCCACTGATTCATTACGTCTTTGTCTGTGTGTACAGGACATGGGTCATCGTACATGATAGTTGATACTGTGGTATATTCTTTACCCTTAGGTGTTTTGGATTTTGTCAACTCGATGATCAAATCACGACCTTTCTCAGGATCTGTGATATCACCTTTGTTTCTCCAAATAGGAATAATTTTATCCAAGATACCTTCGTTCTTATAGTTGTGTTTGAAACGCCAGAACTTTGGTCCTTCTTCTTCTTTATCGCGATCGATAACTTTTACAATATAGAATTTACGTGACTTATATTGTTTTGCCAATTCTTTGTCTGACTCCTTACCTGTAGAGATAAGTTCTTCGTAAACTTCATTCAATGGAGAACGTTCGTTGTCGTTCTTTCCTGGATCGTAAAACTTTTGCCATTTACCACCTACTTGGATCTCGTGATACCAAGCCTCTTTGAATGGTGATGATCCATCAGGAGTAGGAAGAATTCTAATTCTTCTCTGTCCTGAACTTTCTTTTTCTTCAAGAATAAGAGCGAAGTATTTCTTCATTCTCTCTTCTTGTGACATCTTAGATTGGGCCCCGCCCGATGACTGTTTGTTTTTTTCGTACTGCGCCAATACGGCATCTAATGCACTCATGATTACTCTGTTTTAAAGTGTTAATTAATATATGTCAAATATAGTTGAACATAGTCCATCTGTCAAATAAAAAAGGGATTAGTTTCCTAATCCCCCTTTTATATGTGTATTCTCTTAGTAACCGAAATCTTTTACGTTATCTGGTTTTGGTTGGAATGTATCCTTTATTTCTGAAGGATTGATGTCTGTTACATCATCGGGTGTCAAAACATAGTCTCTTTTACCCGTCTTTTCCATCTCTTCTTCTTTTTCGTCGAAGAATTGTGATAATTTCTGATTGAAAGGATAAGAATCATAACTTCTGAGTTCAAGTCTTTCTTCAGGAGTTTTAGTTCTATATTTTTCAATCTTATTTTCAATTGAGTTCAATCTCGCCATGATACTATCCATCTCAGAAAGTTTCTGCTCTAATGACCCCAATTGTTTGAAGAGGTTATCGAAATAATCGTCTTGCTTAGTCTCGATTTTTTTCTGTGAGTCAACCAACTCAGTGATATCTAATTCTTCAGTTCCTGCGTCGCCCTCTTGGCTTTTACCCTCCATATCTACTTTCTCTACATCAGGATCTGATTCAACATCGATCTTTTCAGGAGTTGGTGCTGGTGCAGGTGCTGCTTCGGGTGCTGGTGCCGCCGCTGGATCTGCCGGTACAGGTGGAGCCACAGCCGCATCCTGTTCCATTATGTACTTATTTACTTTATTGTACTTTTCAATCTCAGCTAAAATTTTCTTATCTAAGCTCATTTTTTACCCATTTAATAGTTGTTTGACACCGTGTGGTGTTTCAACTCTAACTTTTTTATTTATCGTCATGGTATTATCAACCCTTTCGATAAGTCCGTCTTTCATACGGATTGTGTAACAATCACCAGTATCCAAGTCACAAACTTGCTTGGTACCATCACCATTATCCATTTCAGAATATCTGGCTGATTTACCTAAGTAATTGTCTAAGGCTAATTTAATATTCATACTTTTTCTTTATAAATATACTGCAAATACGATTATGTACATTTTTTACCGTAGAGAATTATTTCTTGACCATTCGTTCCATTAGGATAACACTCTCCGCATGGGTCCTCTAATATAGATTTGTACACCGATTCTTCAACCAAATCATATATTCTATAACTTTCACCTGGACACTCATAAGGTAACACTACCTTAACCGTCCCAAATTCGTATTCAGGATATTCTTTTATCTTGAATGTAAATCCAACTTCCCTTGAGTTATTACTTGTTGTAGATCCTGCAGCAGTATCTAATTCTCTTGTGAATGATTTTGGTGTTATAAACTCAAAAGAATTTATATTATTGTCACCTTTTTTTAATATACTAGATCCTATCTTTATTTCGGTACCCATCCCGTTCAATACAATTAGATATATGTCCACCTCATAATCTTTACTCAATAAATCCGGACCAATTCCACCTCTCACTTTCAATTTACCATCTGCAAGAACCGATGGTCTCAGAACATATATTGTACCTGAACTTGGTATTCTAGCATTTGAGAATATTGTTCTGTCAGGGGCGTTAGGTGTAAGATTTGGATTGACTTGTTGCCCTAAAGGGGTTGGTGTCGGATTTGGTGTTGCCGGATTTGGTGTTGTCTGATTTGTTGTTGATACAAATGGGATTCCTGCCGTTGGGAATAATACTCCGATTTTATCCAACGCCTCAGATATCTTCGCTTTGACTTCTTTACCTTGGTTGGTCTCAAAATCTTTTTGTTGTTGTTCATTTCTAATTCTTGGCCAAACTCTTTTATAATAGTTATACATTGAATCAACCGTAGGTATGAAAGAATTCGCAGACACTGTTACAAACTGATTGTTTACACAAGATTGATCCAAACTATCACACATAAATTTTATGAACTTTTCCAAACTATCAAATCTTGCAAAAGGTTTAGATTGATTACCTTTATCTGTTCCTATATTCACACAACAGAATTGTTTCTCAAAATATACATCAGACTTAGGACCCCAATCTATTTGTAAGTTTACGTTAGTATAGTTATTTCCAAATGATTTCATTTGTTCTGATGCCGCTGAAGAAACATAACTGAACACGAAAACCGCCATCGCAAGTTGTGATCTAAGTTTTTGGTCTGAAGACGAACTTTGTAAATTTGTACTAAGGGCACTAACAAAAGATTGTAAGGTAACCGTAGTCTCATTTGCTGCAATTGCAGTGTAACCCTTTTGGTATCTTGTAACTCCTGATGTTACAGATTCTTGGCAACTGTTTTGAGCATCGTTGGCTTTCTTACTTGTTTGATTGATATCACCCACGTTAGGTTTAACTGTGGCTGTTTTCAAGTCTGTGGTTACCAACTTTTGTAACAAGTTCTTATTCAAACTTATTAGATAGTTATTCGGTCTGATACTTGCAAATACACGTTGTCTAACTCCAGTGAAGGATGTTTGGAAAACACCTGGTGTAATCGTATGTTCAACTGATGTAATCAAATATGCCCCATTGAACATGGGAACGTGATTCAAACAGAAATACATTGTTGGTTGTATCAATGCGTTACCTAAACTAACAACATTACAAGCATAACTTCTCTCATTGTATATGTTGAGTAATGACACATTCGAAGATGCAACGTCCCTACCTGAGGCTTGGTTTGCCAAGTTGTTTACGGCAATCAAACTTTCAGAAGTTGCCTTACCAATATCTTGTGATACAGAAAAAGATGTGAAAACGTTTTGATTTCTGATACCCATATCAACATTGAATCCAACACATCTGTTTGATAAAGCGTAGTTAGTTTTATCTCCATCATTTGTGATAAGTGGGTTACTGGTTACACTGTTACAATTGAATCCGTCGTTTTTGTATCTGAAGTCTTGGTTTCTACCTAAATCGGGATAGTTGGAAGGTTTCTCAGAATAGAAACATACCAACTTAGGTTGAGAGTTTCTATAATCAACACTTAAGAATGTCCCCCAAAGATTGTTCGCAAAATCTGCGGAGTTCTCAGTCTTAGGGACAGGATTTTTTCCATCAGGTGTCTGAATATTATAGAAGTTTACATATGCCGGTAGTGGCATTACAGAGAAATTGTTTTCAACCAATATTCCTGATATCATGGTGTAAACACTCGCATCCACATTTAAGTTTCTCAATCTATTCTTAACTGAAAAAATATCTACCAATATACTGTCTCCAACGTTCCTAGATGCTCTGTCAACAAATAAGAAATCTTGAAGAAGTGTCTCTTCATTGTAGGCGTTTCCTGCAATCCATTTGTCATTGATTGCTTTGAAGTTCTCATATAATTGAGCCTTGATCAAATCCCCTGTGATTGCACTAGTTATCTTACCCTCAACAGGATATGAAACACTTGGTAAACCTTTCTGAAGATTTTGGAATAAATTATTGAATACGTTTTCATGATACTCCAACATTTGTTCAGAATAGTTTTGAACTAAGTTTTTGAAACTTTCTCCATTGAGTGATGGATTCTTAAGTTTTTGAGTTGCATATATCCTAATTAGGGGAGCACAAATTTGTACGTTATTCTTATTGAATCTAATATTATTATCAACAAAGAAATCCGTTATGTAAGAACCGTTACTTGTGGGTATCATTCTTGGGATTGTAGATGGTCCCATCTGTGTCAACAGTTCTTTCCATGCTTCAGTGTTTGTTTGGTATGATGCGGCGAGTGTGGTTGTCCCTCCACTGGTTGGTAGAGTTCCAGGAATGTATGTTTCAAACTTGAACGGGTCCACCAATTTAAATCCGACGGTTGTATTTGTTTGTGAGGTTGTGTTGTCAACAAACTCATATCCTGTTTCGTAGTCAGGGTTAAAACTATCGAACAATTTCCTATTGTAGTTAGATGGATTACCCATCTTAACCACAACATCATATTCCATGAAATTATTCAGGATTGTTATGATGTTACCAAATTGTTGACTGATGGCACTCTTGAGGTAATCCTGTGTACTTTGTCCAGCCTGTGGTGCATTGATTTCGAAAAATTCTCTCACCATCAACTGAAAGTTTTTCAAATATCTATTCGGATCATTTGTATCAACATTGATTGTTATCTGTGGTTGTCCAGGCCCAACTTTAGGGTTGATGTCATATACGGATCTACTGAAGTCCAAGAACTTCTGCTCCATCACGTCCAGTTGTTCCTTATTGAAAACCGCAAAAATGTCTTCAATACTAGAATATCCAAATCCTAAACTCATAGGATAAACCTCACCTTCAGGTTCTACTAATGTAATATATTCTGATGGGTTAGGTTTCGGATTTCTAGTTACATCAAAATATCCGTAATTAGAAGCCCCCCAAAAACATCTTACTGATCCGTTGTATATTGCAGGATTACTCAAAATATTTCTGTTTGCAACATAAGATCCTTGAGTTGTCACGGAGTCAAATATTGAATACGGTACTTGATTATAAATTGTTCCGAATGAGGGTGACGTGTAATATGAACCAGTTGAGGTGTTCTTGATAGTTGTTGTCCAAGGGTTCATTCTGAATATGTTCAAAGGTGTACCACCCGAAACGAAAACTTGATCCACGTTGGATTCCGCTATGTTACCAACTCTCATTGTTGAATCAACATATAATTGTATCTCCTCATCTGAGTAAGTTGAAAAACATGGTTTGCCGTTCAAGAAAACGTTCATGTCATTGATCAGTTTCGGATAAAATCCCGATTGAATAGTTTGGCTTGTAAAACTTAAAGATATTGCTGGTGGTGGAAGGGGTGGATTATAATAGTATCCTTGTAAGTAGACTTGTGAGGTAGTACCAGAAGCAAAAGAAAGGCTATAAACTTTATCCTCTCTGAATGTTATCGGGTCAAAGTTTTGTACATAATCAAAATCTTTCCAACATGTATCTAAAATATCAACATTGTCATTAACAAATTTTTTATATCTGTGATAAACAGAACCCAATTTGAGGATCCACGCATATGGTAATTTGTGTATACCTCCGAATCTTTTTATCGAAGAAGCTATGTAGTCTAAACTTTCAACTTCTCCCTTATTTTTGTATGTACCTCTTAATGTGGATAAGGGTAAAGAATTCACTAAAAGGTATGCTCCTTGTACATATGGGTATTTGTTACCTGACTGCCATTCTTGAACTCCATTCTGTAATGCGTTTACAAAATATGGTGTATTCAATATTGATGTCGTCTGTGTTGCAAATCCTGATCCACTTAATCCAACACAATACCCTTCTGTTGACAAAAACTGTGAAGGTTTGTCTCTGAATTGATAAAATATATTCAAGTTGTTCTGTGGAACTACTGGCTGAGTGAAGTTTTTATAGGCAAAACTTGTGACAGGTCTGATCGTTTCTTTCGTTGTACTTTCAATGTAGTTGGAAATAACTTTTTTATCACCATTAACAAAAAGAGTTGTCTTAGTATTATAGAATAGACCTTGAGCCGCCTTCGCGCTTGTTTCTAAATTTGTTTGATTCCAAATCGCGCTTGTAAATGGATACGTGTCACAAAAATCTGGTTGGACGTTTGTTTTAATTAAAGAGTTAAAATTAGTTAGATCTGTTTGTGTCAATCCTCTTGTGACTGTTGAACTTGCACCATCTATAGTACTTGAATCATATATTTCGAATGGTCTATCAACTTCATTTTGGATATATGGTGTTGCAAAAATATCACGAATCAATTTTTGTATGGATGGTCCGGTACCCTGATTAGAAATGTGAGATAAAACTCCTAAGAAGTTTTGGAAATTGAATCCGTAATTTTTGAGTTTCTGAATCAAAAATGGCGACGATACCCCCAAAGCGGTGATAATATTGTCAGCTTCGTTTCTTCCTATTGTTTCATAAATCTCCTTTACGTTACCTCCTCTTTGGAATCTATTATAATGTGAGTTAACGTATGTCCTTTCCCATATTTCGAAGAAGAACTTAACTTCCTCTTTTGTAAAGTAAGGAATATTAGTTTGTGGGAATTCAATACCATTCAGAGTTAGTCTGTTGATCTCCTGATCTTCATTATCTTTCTGTGTGTTGTCTTGAACTTGTGGTCCTTTTTCTGTTGAAGCCTTAACAAACTCCTCTACGAATTGTACTTCAGGCCATTTTGAATAATCGAAAGCCTTTGTAGAATCAACTACACTTCGATCACCTGGGTATTGAATAACAAACCTGTCAGGATTTTTATCATCCTGAACGAAGTATTGTGGCCAAGGATATATTGGTTGTTGTGAGTTAGCATAAATGGAATTATTCATCAGTGCCATCGGATCGACAGGAACATTGTCTTTCATGTCTGAAGATGGGAACTTCATCACGGCTTTTTTTCTGTCAGGATCATCTCTTTTGTCCCACGCTTTTTTGTGGACATCATCCATAATTCTGATAAAAGCTTCGGTAGATGCCATCAGAACTGTTATAATATTTCTTATTGATGGTCTGAAGCCTATACCTTGTGCCTTGTCTTCTAGTTTTGCTGCCAAAACAGCAGTAATTCTTTCTTCTTCTGCTTGAGCCTTAGAGTTTAGGGTTTCTAACATTTTATTTATTAACCCCGTGAATCTATTTTTACCTTCGAAAACATAGAGTTTTATCTTGTCATTTTTTTCTTGTGATTGATCAGACAATTCTATATTAGAAATCAGCTCAGTGGCAATCTGAGACCTTATGTTTGCATCTTCAGATGGGGTTGGAGTTCTATCTGTTTTGTTTCTTATTTTGAAAGTTGCAACAAAGTCTATTGAATTTGGTTCAATTTCAACAAACATGTTTTCATATGTGATAGTACTTTTAACTTCGAGGTTTTTATCCTTAGCTCCTTCCGATCCAAAAACAGAATTACTAGCAAGTATGTCATTATTACTCTGTACCTTTGCCTTCAAACTCGCATCCGCTTTCTGTTTTGTACTTTCACCAGCACTATTCGCACCATCTTTGACTGTCTTTTTCAGTGGATATAAAGCCTCTCCCCCTCCCTTAACCACCAACGCCTTTTCTTTATCACAATTGACTTCGAACCATGAATCTTTGTTAGTGAGAATTTCACCTTGAAAGGCATTCAAACTGTTTTTGAAATTCACACTTTCTGTTAAAGAAGACACATCTTCCTTGGTCCATGAATTCATTAAATTAGTTTCAAACATCTCTAATCTGTTCAATAACTCATCAACAGCCAACTCAGGGAAATCCATTGGTATCAATCCCTTCTGTTTATAATCCCTATAGACTTCGTGTATTTTTGCGGTACCACCTTCCTCAATCTGTGTCAGTGATGCTGATTTTGTACTGTCAGATAATGGTTTACTTATTGTATATTGTGTAGAATACATGTGAGGTACTGCCAGTATCGACTGTATTGATATCTCATTCAAAATGTTGAATTTGTACCCATAGAACTGTAAAGTAACTTGGTAGTTACCTGAATAGGTATTAAACCTAGCATTGAAAGATATTAGATTTAGTTGATATCTAATGGCCTGCCCATAGAATCCTTTAAGTGTAAGGTAAAATGGCGGATACGGTAACTGAAAGAATGCTGCGTATGGGGATAAATCACCTTTTTCAAATAAAGCCCTTCCTTGTACATCCTCTAACTCAATAGTTACTTGTGGAACGAATGATGTATCTATCTTACAATTTATAGATGTTATACCAAGTAGTCCAGTATCGTTTTGATTTTGTGTTGGTAAACCAGCTTGTACATTAGCAAAAGGTTTTTGTCCTGTCGATGGTGTGAATGATGCTGAAGATTTATTGGTTGTACCCTTGTTCAAAATACCCTGACCCGTAATCTCATTTGTATAATCGTTTGTGAGGTACTTCTGACCACCAGGCTTCATGAAATTTATTTCCGCTATTGAAACAGTGGTAATCTGATCCTGTATAGTTTGTCCTACCGCAAGTTTTGTTCTCGGGAGAAGTTTCGTTTCCAAATTGGCATACATAACAAGATTTTCTTGGGCAACCGATCTCTCTTGGATTTTTCCCTTCTTATCAACGATCTTATTAGGATCAACCACAATAAAGTTTTGAACGTCAAAATCAACATAGATGTTTCCGTCTTGTCCTGTGAATATACTGTTACCTGCCATAATATAAGAAATGGTTATCCAAAGCCGCTTTATAATCCTGTAGTGAAGTAATCAATGGGTATGGAACAACCAAGAAAGCACCATCAAAAATGTTCTGTTCTAACCCACCAAACTGTGGATTGGCTTGTAGAATTAACCATCCGAAATATGGTGACCCATAATATTCCTCAGATACTTTATCAAGTCTACTTCTATTAACCTTATAGATATGAACCTTATCTGATGGTTTATTTGGTATTGTAACAAAAGGCACAACTGTTTGCTCACCATTGATGAGAAACTCCTGATACCTATTATAATACTGCCCTCCCATTAGTTAAATTTAACTTTGTCGTTCCAAGTTTTATTACTTGTATTTGTATTGACAGTCTTCCCTAAGTTCTTAATAGAATTTTTTTGGTTTTCTGTAGGAGATGTCAATTGTGTGAACACGAACTTCCTTGGTTTATTCTTAGTATAAGGCGTAAACTTCATAAAGTCAGCTACTTTTTCTTTTTCGAATTTTTCAATCAACGTCTGTGTTGCCTTTGTTTCTGCTTGATATAAAGGTTTTATTTTATCCTTCCAATAGTCGTCAAAAACTCTAGCAATTTCTTGATTACCGTCCCCTTTAAGCTCTGCTTTGTTTACAATGTCGTTCAAGATTTTTGATCTGAAGTTTTGGTATTCCTTATCATCAAGAATCACATTATTCATAATCATGTAACCTATTTTGTTTGTAACACCATTCTCATTCCAAAAGAATCCTGATCCTACAGGATTTTGTGGGTTTGTAAGTGCTTCGAATACATTGGTTTCTAATCCTCCTTGATTATTTAATCCGTTTTTAATTACACTACCTTTGATTGATCCTGCTGTTATGTTGTAAGAATAATCCGTTGCAATTTTTTCATTGAAACTTTTTAGAGCAACTGCGACTTTTGTTATGTCGTTTTGCATTTCTATGTAGGTATTTGTGTTTGGTGGGTTCTGACTTGATGGGTCAACTTCTGTAGTAGAGGCACATTGATACATTTTTATTGTTCCGTTTTGGAGAGCATAACCATCATATAGGAACGTACCACTGTCCTGATATAAAACATTCAGTCTGTTCAGAATAGCAGTGAGATTCAATTGTTGTTGTGTTGTCTCTTGTATTATCTTAGTGATAGAGTTGTAATAATTTGATCTTCTTTCGTTGATATAAGAAGCAAAATTTTTCTTAACAACCCTTATCAATTTATTAGAGAAGTTAAAGTTCGTACTTTCTAAGTAATTTATAAAACCATTGGACCCATTATTAATACTTGTTTCATAATCAGTGAAAAACTTATTCATCCTCTTCTCAATATTCTGAGATTTACCAATTAAGTTATTAGCAGTAACTCCATCCGAATTGATAAGTCCCTCCATATAATACCTCTGATATCCCCATTGTTGTAACATAACTCCACCATATTGACTTACAATAGTCTTAGACTGATTGATTGTGTTTGTAAAGAATGTTTGAGATGAATCCAAAAGCACATTCATAATATCTTTGTAATTGATATCTCCTGTATCTAATTGTGAATCGTTTATTGCTCTCCTTGTTATTACACCAATAGTTTCACTATTACCTTTTCCGTTATAAGCATCATTACTGTTAACCGCATTAAGGTTATTCAACGTCTCATTAGCCTGTACTGATTTAATAAACTCAGCATCAAGGGCTTGAGCACTTTCTATATCGGTAGCATCTGCTCTTTCGTCGTAAATCTCTGTATTTGCGTAGTAATTGAATGAAAGGGCGTTTTGTAGTTTGTCAACAGGTTCTTTTAATCCAGCACCACCTAAGAAGTTGAATCCTAAGGTAATGTTAGCAATCATAGGTTGAACTCCAATACCTTCAGGATTTATATCTAATAGAGGCTCGTACGTGATTCCTAGACTTGTTGGTGCAATTTTAATATTGTAAAAATCACCAACTCTCAATATGAGGATTGGGGGTGCCCCAAAAGCTGTATTCATCGCTTGGTCGTACTGTATCGTTGTTTGACCATTAACTTCTTTGATCGTAGGAATTGATTCCCCTGGTCTCATACATTGTTGTAAAAACGTCAATCTTGAGTTAAGTCCTTCAGGTGTCATCGAGTGGAACGCAGGATCAAAGAATTGTAATTTGTCTTTCAGGTTATCATAAACCATGGGTGTCTCTTCTTTGATAACCTCAAAGTAATCACACTCTGTTAAGAATTTCCTTAACACTCTCTTCGTTATATTATCTCGTTGAACCTCGGTAACTGTCTCTACAGGTCCCTGTACATTTGTTTGTGACGATCCTTGGATTGCCTGTGGAGCTTGTCCCGCTGGCACCGCCGCAGATATAGTTTGGGTTGTTGTGATGTTTTGTTGTGGATCTGAAGGTTTAGGAACTACTCTTATGTTTGTTATCTTGGCCCTTCTACAAGCCATTGCGTTCCTTGTATAGATATCTTTATCACCAACGTCACCCTTACCACTTGTACAATTGATTTGATTTGTACCCAAAGTTTGAACGTTAGTCACACCCGCTTGTGGTGCACCTCCAGCATCTGTTGTTCCTTGCTCACCTACTGATCTGATGTTAAATGTTAATGTTTTTTTATCTGTAATGTATTTGTTGAGATCCGTCCCTTTGTAATACTCAACCAAGGATTGACCTCGTCTTTGTCCTAATTCGTTGTTATAATTGGCTGTTGCAGGTGCAGACGCTCCTCCTTCAATATCTATTACAACACTATATCCATCATCTAATATCTTCTTGAGTTCATTGTAGAACGTTGAGGTATTATTCAATTTTTTGAAGCTTTCAATAACCCCACTACTAAACATGTTTTGTACTTGTTGAGTAGCACTCGCATCTTTTTTTCCGTTCGGACCGGTAGCGTTTTTTGTGTATGTTGCTTGGTTTGTTGGAGAAACATAAGTTGTATAATAACCACCATAACTTCCAACAGCCCCTTTTTTAGGGATATCATTTTCAAAATACACTGCGGAGTTTTTGTATTGATCTAAACTTGGTGTGGTGTCTTTTTGTTCAGGTGAAGGATTGGTTTTATTTGTAGGTGCCGGTATACCTACGTTCAATTGAGCATTTGCCTCCAATATTTCTTCTTTGGTAACAGTAGGATTTGTCAACATCCTTTGTATCTCATACAAATCCGATCTATTGATTGTTGCATATTTTTTAGCGAGTTCATAAAGGTCGTACTTTGTACATCCCGCCATGAATGAATTGATTAACCCATCAATGATGTTCTTCTTCGTCTGATCTTTTAATACTTTGTTAACAATAACGTTAAGAACTGATGGGTGGTCAACAATAATCTTCCACGAGAGTGTACCTGTTCTTTGGGTCGATTTATAGGTGTAAATTGGTTCAGGTCTTCCTAAGAACTCAGATGTATTCCAACCTGTACTTACATTTTCATTCACAGTTAAACCATAAGGAGGGAACCACATTACTCTACCTCCATTAGGCCCTTTCTCACAATCCGCAAGATCTTCGAACATTTTCGATGTTCTCCACGCCAAGTTCTCAATCGAGAACATATATTTCTTTGCATAAGCCCCATTAGCACCACCAATAAGATTACTTGAGTCTTGTCCCCCGTTTCTTCTGTTTGGAGCAATGTTCAGGTTGTATGTTTTATCGAACACCGAATAAGAGAATCTACGTCCCTCAGTTGTCATACCATCAGTCTTCTGTAAATCGTTATACTGTAGGAATGGAGTATCTTTGGTAAAGACTCTACAATATTCTGCACCTACCTCATTTCCAATTTCACCTACATACGAAATTACTCTCGAACCTTTCGTCATTTCTTTGTATCCATCACTGAATACTTTACTTACTTGATCTATGGCATTTCCTACATGTTCAAATCTTTTTGCACCCGCTGGCTGACTTTCTACAATTCTCTGTGTTTCGTCCAAGATAGATCCTGTTCTGAATCTGAATCTTGTCGAGTTTGAGTCGTCATAAGTAGAGGGGTCAAAATCAGGATCTTCTCCCATTTCCTTACCACCAGGACCTACGTATTTTCCAGCATTCCTTTTGTATTTTGGTGACACCCAAGTCATTCCACCTTCTATACCACCACCATCTACATATGGCACTCCCGCAGGACCTAAACCTGGTGACTGTTCAACTCCTTCATATAGTTGAGCTAACTCAGATGGGCCATAAACAGGGGATTGTATAGGTCTTCCAAAGTGGTCTGTTGGTAAATCACCAATTGGTGAAAACACCATAGATGGATCCGAGGTTCTAGATCCAACGTAATAGTTTGAACTATTTGCTTGACCTCCAACAATTGCACCTCCCAATCTATCGAAGAAGTTTCTGTCATAATCAGGTTTGAACCTGTTCATGTCAATGTTCTTGAACAGAACACTTTTTTGACCAGGACCTGTGTTACTTAAGAACTTTTGAGAACCTGAATCCGCAGATCCAAGTAATCTGGCAAAGAATTTTCCTATACCTGATTGAGTGACAAAAGAAAAAGCTTTCTCAATTTGTTGTATTGTTGTTGGTTGTCCAAGTCTTATTTCTGTGTCCCAATAAGAACCTGGAATTGGTGAAAAAGGAATATAACTTCCTGCTAATCTCACGGCTAAATCTACTGCCGACAATAAAGGATTTGCCGGTTGGGTAATTTGATAATTCGGCTCGATAAGAGGAATTCTGTTTGTTAGAACTCCGAAAAGATTACTACCACTTGCCGCCCCCGCAATGTTTGCTCTACCGACAGTTCGTTGGTATATTTCTACCGCAATTCTTTCTTCAAAAAGTTTTTTAAGTTGTGTTGCACCAATCTTGGCAATGAATGAATCTGAACTCAAAAGACCATTGGAACCTAATGGATCTCTATCGAATAATATGTCAACAGGTTCATAAAATGATGAATTGAAGTTTGGATATGGTTCAAACTCTGATTCCTTAATTACAGTTCCTGTGGAATATTCGAATGGTGTATCTGGAGAATAAACATTGAATCTAGCCATTCTGTCATTGAAGACAACCAATCCATAACCCGATGGGTCTGGTTGACTGTCTACAACCGCTTGGTCAGTCAGTACTGTTGGGTAAGCAACCTGATTTGGGTCGACGTATGGGGCCAACTTGTATGATCTCAGATTTCTTGTTAGAAGTCGTTTTCTGAAGGCTTCTGTACTACCGTAATCTAATGGGCTAGGCATTCAGTTTGTTTTATAATAAATAGGGAAAAGCTAATTTTTTATTTCTTTGCCTTTTCAAGTATGGATTGTCCCGTAGCGTCTTTCATTGTGGACAATAATGTATAAAGTTTCTTAGAACCTTCTTGTGATTCAACCCACTTCTCAATTGTTCTGACAACTTGTGGGTCCATACTACCGTCAGATTTGAATTCGAAAGTAATTTTACCGTCGTGTGTCACGGTCTTGGACTCTGTGACTTGGGCAGACTTTGTCATTTTACCAAGATCCATCGTAGACTTCATTCCTTTTTGGAATTCTCCTCTTGCAGAAGACCCAGGTTTCAAGTAACCACTAATCATTTTTCCTAACTCACTTCTATCATCTTTGAATTTTTCGTAAACAGAATCCATCAATTTTTCGGGGAGGGTTCCCATCTTATCTGCAAATTGAGAAATATCAACTCCTGATCCTTTGAGTTTGTCCATCAATTCTTTTCCTACATCTTGGAATGATTTGTTACCTTGTATTACATCGGCCATCGATTTACCCAACTCAGTGATTGCCTTTCCTGTCACATTCTGTATATCCTTTGTTTCAGGAGCAATCTTTTGAAGAGCATCTGTTACACTTTCCCCTAACTTCCTTGTTATTTCGGGTATTTGTCTTACACCATCTGCTCCGGCAACACCATAAACAATTCTGTTTCTTATTGAGGCAATATCTCCAGCCATTACCTTTCCTGTATCCATCTGAGCCTTAGCAATTTCTTCCATTGTTTTCGGCTCTTTCTTATTTTGTTCAACAGCTTGTTTGAGTTGTTCTTCAGATAAGTCACGTATATTTTTGAATACCTCTTCACCCTTTTCATCTCTTACTTTGATTTGGTATTCACCACCTTTCATTTCAGCAATACTTGAGATGTACATCTTATCTTCTTCGGATAAATTACCAGCAAATCTTATTTGTGAAAATAATCTTTCGGAGTTAGCTGCCGCTAATCCCATCTTAGTGAAATTATCGTAAGACATTCCAGCAGCCTTCGCCAGCTCTTTCATCTGTCTGATTCCACCTGGATCTATCTTGAACGATTTCGTTTTTTCGTCAAATATTGTGAATTTCTTTGCAGCTTCCGCCAAAGACATTTGTAGACCCGCAGGATCATTTATTGAAGCATTCATCAATGCAAAAGGATCTGACAACGCACCAACAGAAATTCCCAATCTTTGGAATGCGGCTGCGGTTTCTATCGCTCCTTCTGGTTCAAAAACTTTTTCCGCGAAGTTTTCGGCATCTCTCATATTCGCCCTCAACATTGCGGATTGTGCTGCCATTTTGGTCAATCCAAGTACTCCTCCGTCAAAGTTGAACCTGTTCAGTAACTCGGCATTGTTAACAACGTCTCCCATTATCTGTTGGGTATTCATACCAATAGATTGTACGTAATTAACAGCTCCGACCATATTTTCCTGAACATTTCCAAATTGGATACCCACATCAGCCATTGTAGAGACTATACTCTCAACATCCTTCCCTAAAACCTTTGAAGTTGTAAACAACTCGGTGATTGCCTCACTTGAAGCAATAACATTCTTTTTTAAAGCACTTGACGTGTCAATAATAGTCTGAGTGGCATCCTTCGCGGTTCCACCTACTTTGTTCAATTCAGGAGTGGCTAAAGATATTTCACGGACAGCATCACTTATACGCTGTCTCATTTGACCAAAGGTCCTATTCACATCACTCGCATAAAGATTCAGATTCTGAATAGCATCAGCAATTTCACCAGGAATTTTGGCAAACTTTTTCAGTTCCTCATCATATGTTCCTAACGAATCTAAATCTTCTCCAGCCATGACTGTATTTTCTTATAAATAGAAGAGGGACCAATTTTAGGTCCCATCTTTTTTATTATCTTCAATCCACTTTTCAAGTAGATACTTCCTCACAAAAACTGGCATAATCAAAAAATCCTGCCAACTGATCTTCATTAATGTACTCAAATAATAGAATTCATCAATTTGAGATTTTCTATAATCAGAAGAAAGGACGAAAAAAGTCCACCCCAAAGCCAACGAATACGGTTAGCTTATCTCCTGATGGGGTTGTTACAACACGTTGCATATCAAGTCTTGGCTCGTTGTCATCCAAGAATTTTCTTATGTGTTTGGAATCCGCAATCATCATCCTACTCACGAACTGAGCAATCTGTGCTCTATCTCTTGACCCATCAACCTCAACAATTTGTCTCTCGAGTCTCCATGTGATTCTTGGTGCTGGTCTACCTTTTGGATATTGGTCAACCATTGCAGAAATTTCATTTATTTGTCCGAGTGTGAGTGGTCTAATTTTCACAACACTGTTGGATACGGGTAATGTAGTTTCGAATAAACCTTCCGCATCAGGTTCGACCCCCTTTTTAATATTCAACTCTGCCAATGAAACAACCGCTTCGAAACTTTTATTAGTTTTAGGATCGTTCACTGTCATTTGAATTTCAGGTCCGAAAGATGTGTTTCTCAAGAAAATAAGGATTGCCTCGATATCTGTTTCAACCAAGTCTTCAGGTTTCATATCAGGTTCATATAACTTAGCCCTGATGAGGTCCATTGT